GTAGTTAACTTGTCAACAAACTTAACATCTGATTTACCAGCAACTTTTAAAGTGTTGTTAAGTATTTTTTTCTCAATAGACACTGAAGGATATTTCTGTTCAAAAGTAACAGGAAATCTTTCTAAAAATGCCTCGTTAAGAATATTAGTACCGATAAACTTACCGTCTTCACTACCTTGCCCTTTAGTATTGGCAGTAGCAATCACGTTAAAGCCGTCTTTAGGTTTTACATACTTGTTAATCTTTTTAACAAACACGCCAGAACCCTCTAATATCGGTTGTAAACACATTATCTTATTAGAAGCAAGGTCAATCTCATCTAATAACAAGACAGCACCTCTCTCCATTGCCTCAATAACAGGACCATTCTGCCAGACAGTATGACCATCTTTAAGTCTATAACCACCTAGTAAATCATCTTCATCTGTTTCAATTGTAATGTTTACTCTGATTAATTCTTTTTTGTTTTCGGCACAAGCCTGAGTAACACCCATTGTTTTACCGTTACCAGACAAGCCTGTGATAAACACAGGATAAAATTTGCCCGACTTGATAATAGATTTTACATCTGAATAGTTACCGAAAGAAACAAAGACAGGATCTTTTTTCGGCACAATATTGCCGACTAAAGATGAAACTACATAGGCAGCCTCGGTCTGAGTCTTTTCTACTTCAGGTACTTTAGTATCTAAAACTTTTTCTGTTTCAGTTTTAGTCACTGTCAAATCACCGTCTAATGGTAATTTGAATTTTTTAGTATCAACCTTATAGTCTTTATTCTTAGTTAACCATTGTGGTGGATACTTACAGCCAAACTTTTTATTGGCTTGTTTTAACTCATCAATAGTTAAAACGTCTTTATTAAACATCTTGTAAGCATGATTAACAAAGTCTTGTTGTTTTACATTTAACATAGTGTATTGTCCTTTCTTCATTTATTAATATATGGTATCACCTTTTTGTACGATTGTCAAGCCATTAAATAACCCTAGTTTTATTGACATTTTAAGCGACATTCTGTATAAATTTGTTTAAAAGCACTCTGGAAGTGATTCGTCCTTTCATACTTTTACTGAATATTTGTTTGATTCTACCAGTCTTCATATCTTCTTTAACACTAGAAATATCAGCATTTTGTACTACTACATTTTTGATATTAACTAAAAAGTATTCATCATAACCTTTTTTATCAACTGTACATACTTTATCTTTAGCAAAAGCTTGTTTTCTTTTTAAAGCCTTATCACTATCTCTACCTCTATCATTGAAAAATCTAGTTGTCTCATAACCTCTTGTTCTTTTAATCATATAGAAACCAATAGTTTTAACATTATGTTTTTTCTTAATTACATGTAAAATAGAAGAAGTAACCTTTTCACCTGAATAATAGTGATCGTCTTGTTCATCTATAGTATAAGATTTTTTGCCGTCTCTAATAACAAGCACACCGCCATAAGGCATATCACCTTTTTCTAATCCGGTATCTGTGTTCTCAACTTTACCTCTAGTATAATTTGAAGCACCGTCAGTAAGAGTAATAAAACTTAGTTTTTCAATATTATATTTTTGTTTGAATAATTTAATTACTTTATCACAAGCAACTAACGCCTCATTTAAAGGTGTATTTCCTAACCAATAGTTATCTGGCATACCGTAATTGTGACCTTTTTGATACTGATTATTTACGTCTCTCCAAGAACTATATCTATCAGAAAAATAATCTGCCATACTGTATAGATACATTAAAGACTCATCTAAATCTTTTTTATTCATTCTATGGCTAGCAATATTAACTAGCACAAAATTATCAAATACCATATCGCCATGTTTATAATTAAAACATGTTTTATCAAGTCCTCTTGTTGAGTCTCTTGTACTATTAAAGAAGTAAACTTCATATGGTATATTAATCTTTTGACAAAATGAAACTAGGTTAATTAATTGTTCTACTGTTTTTTTCAATATATCACTCATAGAACCTGACCAATCTAATAACATTATCATACCATGATTTTTAGAATCAGGTAATACAGTTAATCTTTTAAATATATCATCACTAAATTTGTAATTTTTTAATTTAAGAGGATCAATAACACCTGTTTTATCAGTAGAAGATTTTTTATAAGCAGTGGCAGCTTTTTTCATTTCAAACTCTTTAACAAGATACATTACAGTTTTTTTGTTATCAGTTTTAAACTTAGTAAAATCATCTTTTAACCAATTAATATATTGAGTTATATCATCACTACAACTTTCTTTTCTTTGAATAGCAATATGTGATCTCATATCTTTAATAAATTTTTTGTAATCAATAATAACATTTTTTAATTTAACATCTGGTAAAGAAGTATAATTAAATGATTTACTATTATCATATAATCTTTCTTTATTACTTTCTAAACTAATATTAGTTACTGCTTTCAATTTACTAAAACCCTTAGTAGCACCTGACCCAGCACCTAGATCATTAGCAATTTGTTCATCAGATTTTTCATCTGATTTTGAATTACCTTCATCTGTATCATTTAAAGAAGAACCGGCTTTTTCATCTTTACCATCTTCATTTGATTCATTAGAATTATCTGATTTGTTATCAGCAGAATCACTATCTTTTTTGTTAACATTGTTATCTGATTTTTGTTTAGTATCTAAATTATAATTTTCAACTAAAGGATGTGTATCAAAATCAGGTAGTTTTTTTAATTTCTGTAATTGTTTTTTCTGCCAATCTAACATCTTTTTGGCTAATTGAACAACATCTTTAAAAGATTTTACTTCATCAACTTTTTTAATCCATAGTTTATCTGAAGCATTAAATTTAATGTCTAATCTTTTTGAAGATTTGTAGTACATATTAATTTTATCAATTAACATTAAGTCTGTATTAACATCTTTGCCATCTAAACCAAAGAAGTTTTTAGACATCATGTCATCAAACCCTTGTAAATAGTTTTTAACAACACCTGGATATTTCTTTTGAATTTTTTTATCTATACGACAATCTTCAATAACATTTACATAAGCTCTTAACTCATCATCACTAGCAATTGTTTGCCAACTTTTAGTAGGTGTAAATAAAGCATGTGAACATTCGTGTGCTATTAACATATCATATATGTCACCTGTTTGTATTTTAAAAATAGGTAAAGTAAGTATTCTATTTAATGTATCAAAACTAGCAGTTTTGACATTGTTATGTTGTACTGTAAGATTTTCTGTAGCAATAAGTTTTGCTAATTGAGATTTAGTATTAATGTTTATTTGTGTAGTCATACTAATAATAATATAGGAAAACGTTTAAAAAGTCAAGCGTTTATTAATCCCTATATTTACTAGGTTTTTGACTATTTATGTTCTTGTTTTGTTCTTATTTTGTAAATATGAACGTAGGTTCAAACTTTCTACCTGTTAGATTCGGTCTTTCAAACTTACCCATATATCTTTGTGTTTGTTTCTTTTCAGTTGTTTCACCGTCTAATGTAGATGTTTCTGTTCCACCTTGTTGTGTTGATAATGACAACCACCATGTATCAGTATGTTCAAAGCCACAATCAATAGCTAGTTGTACAGTATCCTCTTCAAACGTTTTATACTGTTTTGTATTAGCAACATTAAGTGCTAAATGTTTACCTGGTTTTAAACCTATATAGGCATTAGCAATTGTCTTCTTTAAAAAGTGTTCTTTCCACATATCACTTGTATTAAACTTAATACTAGATTGTTCTGGCTCATCACCATATGCTTCCCAACCAAAGTAAGGTGGACTTGTAAATACAAAGTCTAAACTATTTTCTTCAGGTATATAAGTTTCACTACCTTGTCTTAGTAATGAATATTGTTTGTGTGTATGACCATAATCCATTAATATGTTTTGTAAACCATCGTATGTAGGTATACAAGGATCTGTGCCTATGTAATTAACACCAGCAGCGATTGCCCCTAATAATCTACCACCATAACCCATACTAGGATCCCATACTAAACCTGCCGTTGTGCCTTCTAAAGGACTATCTTTTTCTACAAATACATCATATAAAGCAGCGGCAGCCGTAGGTCTAAAATTAGAAACCATTTGAGTACCTGAGTATCTTCTTAACATTGATCTCATATCTGAGTCTGTTATCTCATGTGGTTTCTTTTGTGTAAAAAATGTGCCTGTTAAAATTTTGTTTATACCTTTTTTAAGATGTTCTTCATCATTCCACACTTCCATAGGTGTTTTCATTTTGCCACACTTAATACCCCAAGCGTGTTTCATATATGACCATGCGAGATTTAAACCATGTGTAGATTGACCTATAATTTTGTTTTTTCTATCTATCATAGTATCTCTTTTAAATGCCATTAAAAGATTATATTTGTCGTCTCGCCATTTCTTATCAATAGAATAATAAGGAAAGCCTTTATCTTTTATTGTATCGTATGTGTTTTGTAATATATCACTCATTTTTTCTTTTGATGTTTTTTATGACCTTTATGGCTACCCATATAATAATCAGCAGGTTCATAATCCCATACTTTGCCGTGATGACCTCTAATATCAGCCCACCACATTCTTAACCTAGCTAAAATTTTTAATACACCTCTACTCATCTTATTACTTCTACATCACTTTCTGTTACCATAACAACCCTAGCACCACAAGAAAGCAAAGGTTTGTCATTACCGCCATACAAAACGGATGACGGACCATTGATCTTAACTTCGTGGCAATAGGTGTTTGATTTTCCTTTTTTGATTGTGATGACTGGTTCATCTGTTCCATGTTTAATATTTGCCCTTATCTTATGTTGATTTACATGTATATAAGTTTTCATTTTTTATCTTTACCTGCTTTAATTTCTAAAGCTGTATATCTAGGTTTGCCATGAAAGTCTAGTGATCCTAGATTGTAAGCAGAACCAGGTGGTAGTTTTTCAATTGACTTACCTTTCTCTAAAAACTTTTTCATTTTTTCGTCTAATACTTTTTGTTTTTCTTCGTGTGTTTTATATGTCATTTTCCTACATTCCAAAATAGTGCGTTTGGTTTAGCATGTTCTTTCATAATTGACCATGCTTTTGCGTCATAAGTCGGCACAGATGGAAAAGGTGGTTTATCTTCTTCTTTAACTTCTTGTGTAAACTTATATTTACTTAAATACAAATTTGCTCTTCCTATTTCATGTTGAGCCATTTTGTGACCTACTGAAACACAATGTACTTCTTTGTCAGGAAATGCCATTTGTAATCCTCTTGTTAAAGTGCCACTTGATCCTACTGACCAAATTTCACTAATGTTTATATTATACTCTATTTCTATATTTTTAGCAAGGTCCCTTATATCTTCAAATACTCTTTTTTCTTCTAGCCCTAACGGCAATAGTCTACGTTTCTTAGGATCCTCGTAAAAATACTCTCTGGCTCTTGCTTTTGTGACTTGTAACATACCATTAGGTACCCACCTAATGTCAGCACCATAGTCTAATGCTTGTTTTTGATAAGGGTGTAAATTATCTAATGATCTTTTAGCCATGAAAAAAACAGCTTTTTTACCATAGTGATTCGCTTGTAATGTAAGAGATAATTGAGCATAACCGTTTGCTGGACAACCGCCATATACAAACTCTTCGGCACCTTCTTCTATTTCTTCTCTGATTAATCTGTCTACAAATCTTCTTTTAGAACCGCCTTCTAATAAATCGTCTCTTACAATATGAAAGCCATCGTGTTGTTCAATAACTAATTTAGGAAAATTATATGGTGTCATAATCAAATACTACTGAATATCTATTGTTGTGTGGGTGTACTGCTAACTCAAAAGGCATATTAATAATACTATGATTTATCTTGCCATCAAATATTAACACTGAGTTTTCTAAACCAGGTATAATTACTTTATCATCTATTTGTGTGCCGTAATTAGTATAATTGTTTTTTAAATAATATACAGCAGTTATATCTCTTTTGTGTGTATGAAAACTAAATCTATTATCTTCTCTACTAATATTTGCCCAACTTTCAGTGAGTTGTACTTTGCCTATATTTTCTTCTATAATTGTTTTTATTTTTATTTGTAGTTCAATCCAACGATTTAAAAATTTTACATGATCATACAAGTCTGTTTTAGTTTGTAAAGGTGGCACATTATTACTAGCTACGTGTCCGTCTGTTATGACTTTATCAATATCAGAAATATACTTTTCTTTATAGGTTTTATCCATAAAGTTTGTATGTCTGTAAAATTTATAATCGTCAACTTGTATTTTCATTAATAAGAGTATTCAGTCCAACCAGTTAAAATATATTTGTCATTTGATAAGGGTGGATTACCTCTATGTACATGAGTAAAATGAGCAGGCCAAATAACTAATCTATTTTTCTTAGGTTTAATTCTTCTTTTTTGATATAAAAACTCTGTCTCGCCACCATCTTCTACATCATTTAAGTACAATGTAAAAGCAGTAACTCTATTTCTACTAGTTAACTGACTATTTTCTACATGCCAAATATGATACCCTTGACCTGGCTCTGTCTTTTGTATCTTTATATCAAATATTGAGTGTCTACCTTGTGATTTTAAAATACTAAACTTTTCAATATATCGTTGATATGGTCCGTGTTTTTCATTAAAAAATATATCAATAAAATTTTTTGCCATGTAATGTACAGGTAATTCTTTCATCCAAAATGGTTCTGAAAGCTCATCAAATGATGTGTCATCAACTTCATGGTTAGGACTAAACTCTCTTTTGAAAGTTAAATTGTTTTTATTCATTTTTTCAAAGTAATTAATATAATTTTCAATATATTCATCTGTAAAAAAATTATCAAATACTCCTATAAAGTCATCTGTAATTTCTATATTCATTATTTTATCTCCAAGTATGATTCTTTTTCACCAAACTGACCTCTAGGAAAGTAATTAAAGGCAAGTGAATATCTTTGATGTGTTGTATTGTTTACATCTGTTTCATGTGAAACGCAAGACGGAAATAATACTACTGTACCAGGCATAGGATTAACTATACATTCATCATTATTAAATTCATTTGCTTCATCTATTTCTAATTTAATCATAATATTATTCCAACTCTTAAACGGACTTTGATTAAACTTAATAGCACCTGTATTCTCTGTTGATTGTAAATAATACACACCACTAAACATACTATTTTGATGATGATGTGGTTGTGCTACATGTCCTTGATTATGTATATTACACCATGAGTTTATCATTTCAAAATTATGTTTTTTATTTATTCTAAGTTTATCTCTAGCATATATTTCAAACTCATTATCTATTTTTTTCTTTAATGATGATAAATCTTTATGTAAAAGTATATGTCTGTCTTGTGTTTGTAAACCGTTTTTTAAATAAGTTAACTCAAAATCTAATGAATTAATATAAGTTAGCCAGTCTTCATTTACACCTATGTTACCTATGTATAAGGGTGTAGGAAATAATTTCTTAATTTCGTTTTTTGACATTCTTTAATATTCTTCCATAGTTCGGCCAGCCAAACTTGTCTGGTGATTCATCAACATAACGCCATCTAATAACTCCTGTACTAGGATTATGTTCAAAAATTTTATTTTTTTCTTTTCGATATTTTTTTGATTTGTTTTTTAGCATATATATTTGCCCTCTTTAGTTTAAGTTTACTAGCTCTCTCTGTAAATAATCTGCCTAACATGTGATCATGTTCATGTTGAAAAATACGACTAATCATGCCGTCTAAATGACCTTCTTTTAGATCACCTTTTTCATCTTCATATTTTACTACAATTTTTCTAGGTCTTGTAATAGATAAGAACATAAAAGGAAAAGTTAAACAACCTTCTTTCATAACAATTGTTTCTTCACTAGCTGATATAATCATAGGATTAAAACAAGTCATTCTTAAACCTTTTTCTAATTCAGGATGCCCACCCATAACAAACATATTAAAAGGTAAACCTACTTGATTTGCTGATAACCCTATACCACCATATTTAAACATTAAATCAAACATATTATCAGATAGTTCTTGTCTATCTTTTAGATTGTGTTCTTTTAACATATCGTCACTAAATGGTGCGATTGCTGAACAAACTCTTGGATCATTAGGTGGTATTAATTGTAAATCTTTAGACATTCTGTAACCTCGTAAAGTTATTTATTTTATCAAATTTTATGATATTAGTAAATTTATCAAATAGTATATCGCCCTTGTGTGATATAATAAAGATATTTTCTTTTGATAGTGATTTAATAATTTTAAAGAAGTCATCTGTACCTTGACCATCTAATGAGCTATCAAATATTTCATCTAATATTAAAACATTTGTATTTGTACTATTTTTCATTTTAGCAATCTGACGCCAAGTAAATAGTAATGCTAAATCTATTCTTAGTTTTTCACCCTCACTAAAATTATTGTAATTAAAAGTATCTCTAAATCTACTTTTTATTGTCTCGTTAAACTCTTCATCTAAATGAAAGTTAACAAAGAAGTTCATATCTTGTAAGTATTGATTTATTAAAGTATTCATTATAGGTAAATACTTTTTAATAATTTTTGTTTTAGCACCTTTTTCAGATAGTATTTCTCTAACTGTATCAATATATGTTTTTTCTTCGGTAATTTTATCTAAATCAACTTGTGATTGTTCTAAATTAACTTTTAATTCTTCTAATTGTTTTTCTATGTTATTACTGTCTTCTTTTTTATTATCTAACAATAATATCTCATTGTGTAGATTGTCACTAAATTTTTTAAGTTCATTTATTGATGTATTAACTTTTGACATTTCTATATTTAAATCTGACATTTTTTCAGATATAGAATTAATTTCTGATAATTTAGTTTCAGTGGTAGATATTTCTTCTACTAATTTTTTCATACCTTCATTTAAGGTAACCACTTTGTTTTTTAGTTCTTCTTGTTTTCCTGATTTAAATGTTTCATCAATTGGTTGTGTACAAGTAGGACAGGTATCATTTTCTTCAAAAAACTCTAAATTTCTATTATGTGTTTCTAAGTTTTGTTCTATTTTTGTTTCTAATTTTTCTAATTGATTTAATCTTGTTTTTTGGGCACCTTTATCAAGTGTTTGTACTTTTAGGTTTGTATATTCACCGTCTAACTTTTGTATCTTTTCTAAGTAATCTTTTTTATCTAAGTTTAATTTTTCTAACTGTTGTTCTTTTTGTGTCTTATCATCTGTATTTCTATTCTTTATTTCATTAAAGTGTTTACTTTCTAATTCATACTTAGATTTTACTAGATCAGCATTGTGTTTAACTTCTATAATCTTTTTATTTAAAACAGATTGTTGATCTCTTAACATCCAGTCCATATGTGAAAACACTTTTATGTCAAGTATTTCTTCAACTGCCTCTTTTCTATAACGAGATTTCATTTTCATAAACGGCTCGTAAGATGATGAACCTAATATTACTACTTGAATAAATGATCTATAACTTAATCTCATTATATTTCTTTCTAATATCTTTTGATAATCAATACTAGAAGCGTCTTGGTTTATTAATTTATCATCTTCATATATTTCAAATATGTTAGGTTTTATACCTCTAATAACTTTATATTGTTTAGTGCCTATTGAAAATTCTATTTCTACTAATGCGTCACCATTGTTTATCGTATTGACCATCTGTTCTTTTTTTATTATTCTAAATGGTCTATTAAATAAAACAAAAGTCATTGCGTCTAATAGAGTTGACTTACCTGAACCGTTTGTGCCTATAACTAGTGTTGTATTTGATTTATCTAAGTCAACTTCTATTGGTGTATTGCCTGTTGATAAAAAATTTTTCCACTTGATTTTTTTAAATCTTATCATACTAAAAATAATCGTTACCTATTATCTCTGTGTTTAATGTTCTTAGATTGCCTGATACACTAACTCTTGTAATATCAGATTTAAATGGCGCCACTGTATGTTGTAGTAAAGCAGGAAACATCATAAACGCACCTCTTTTAGGATTTAAACCGTGAGCACAAGTAGTCCATTTAGGTCTTGTTGACTCACCGTATAATACAGTTATAGCACCAGGACCTGCTACATCTGTGCCTTTATAATCTTCTTGTTCTTTTCTTAACTCATCTGGCACATCTAAGTAATAAACAAAAGAATAATCACCTGCGTGAGTGTGAGGAGGATTAAAGTCACCTGTTTTCATAAAGTTTACCCATAAGTCCATTGCTTCTAGTTGTCTTTTTTTAACTTCTAAGCCATGATATTTACAATGCTCTTCTATGTATAGTTCAAGTAGTGGTGTTATCTCATTATAAAACCATTGTTGAACATGTGTAGGATATGAAAACTGAAACTTTAAATGACCTGCTAATTTATGGTTTGCGTCTTCTTTACATTTATATCCTTCTTCTAACATTCTAGTTGTTATATAATCAGGTATTGTTGTTAGTAAAACATATGGTCCCCAATTTACATGTCTATAATCTAATGATGATTTATCCAGCATAATGATCGTTTGCCTCAACGTATGTTTCTTTGATAAACTCTTTTAGTTTTTGTCTATCTAAGTCTGTTTGTATTTGATCTACATAATTATTTAAAAATGTTATTGTGTCTTCGCCTTGATCTAATATATCTTCTCTAACACTAGACGCCATATCACTTTGTACATCTTCTATAACATTTACCTCATATACGTTTACTTTATTTTGTAATTTGTCTAATAGATCATTAAACATTTCTTCGTTTGTTCTATTAACAACAAAGATTTTTACTATCTTGTTTTCAAATTCTGATAAGTCTTTTGTAGAGTAATCTTCTTTAGTATCATTATAAAGAATCTTTTTAAACATTCTAAGAGGATTAGTTACTCTTGTAAGTTCTCTTGTTTCTGTATCAAAAATATGAAACCCTTTAGGATCTTTATAGTCTGACCAAGTCATTTCATATTGAGAGCCAAGATAATAGATACGACCATCATCTGATTTTTTATGAAAGTGACCAGACATAACTTTTTCAAATCGTTTAAATTGTGTTGGTTCTAAACCATGTTCGTTAAATAACCCCTTTTGCATTTCAAAACCTTTTACTTCTAAATGCCCAAAACAAATATCTGCTGTTGAATTATCTATCGCATAAATTGAGTCTTCATAATTATCGTCACATATCCATGGCAAAAATAACATACGACAACCACCTAATTCTACTTCTTTAGGACCTGTATAGATAAATGGTTCGTGTACACCATCAAATGTTGAACACAACTCATCTACTGAATTTACTTTGTTTGTATTTTTAAAATAAGTATCGTGGTTACCTATTATTATATGGGTATCAATTTTCATTTCCCATAATTTTTTCCAAAACTTTTCTCTAAACACACTAGAAGTATGAAAGTTAATAAACTTTCTTCTATCAGTTACATCACCTAAATGTATTAAGTTTGTAATATTGTTTTCTTTTAAGTATGGAAAAAATACTTCATCATAAAATTTAATTTGATAATCTCTAAAGGCTGGACTATCATTTCTCACACCAAAATGTGTATCATTCAATAGGGCTATTTTCATAATTATATAAAGAATTTAGATGACTTAACAGTTTTTTTCTTTCTTGGTTTCTTTTCTTTTTTAGGTTGTTCTTCCATTTTTAAATTCTTTTGTAAAAACTCTTTAAACTGATTAGTATATTCACCTTCTCTATCTTGTGGTTGTAAAGCGTAATCATCTAAGTTATTATCCATAATAAGTCTATGTTTGATAGTAACTTGTTTCTTTTCTTTTTGAATTCTTCTTACAAAAGCATAGAATATGATTTGTGTAAAGTAAGCAAACGGATTTTTAGATTTTGCTGGATCAAAGTTATCTAGGTATTGTAAACAGTTTTCTATACCGTCACTAACCATATCGTCTCTAAATGTATAATTAATAAAATTAGGTCTGTAAGATAAATGATTTGCTATCTTTAAAAAACAACTACCAATATAATCAGTCACAGGTGGTTTATCTTTTTTAGCTTTTAATGCTTTTTTTACTTCTTTTTTGTAGGCTGTCATTGCCTCTAAAAATAGTTTATTGTCTACATAATGCTCTTTAATTCTTTTTATCGTCATAGTAGTAATATAACACCTTTCACTTTAATTGTCAATGTTTTGGCATAATATTATAATAATAAACCAGCATTGACTTTTAATAAATTTCATGTATAATTGTCTTGTAGCCGTTTAGAGAGTATTGCTTAAAGCTAATGTATTGTTTTCTTTTCTTCAGCAAAGTCCTGAAACAACTCATTTATTTCTTCCTGTTCTTCATCACTAAACTTTTCTCTAGCATATTGTTTATTTGTATCCCGAGTTGGCACTTTTAAATCACCATAATTATCTGCGATAATATTATATGATTTTATCATTTCAGAGCCTGCGTTTGTTATAGTTATAATCTTATCTTTTGGGATAGTAACAACAATATCAGGAGTGTAGGCAGCCCATTTTATTAGTGCTACATAATCTTTAAAACCAGCTGGAGTTAATTGTGGTACATATTTAATTTGTAGAGGTTTAAACAATCTAATTAACGGAGATTTTTCTGGAAGTTGTTCTTTAGGAAAAGCACAAACAACGTCATCACCATTTATAAGTTTAACTATCTTTATTTCTATGTTATTATTTTGAGCCATTTTTTATCTCTATGTTGTGAATTTCATAATCAAAGTTTTCGCTATTGTATATATTTATTCGTTCTCTAAAGTGTGATAGAGTGTAATTCTCTTTATCATTGTAAGATAAATCGTCTGATATGTCGTATAATGTGGCGTTTAGTTTATTGTCTTTTAGTCGCAATCCTCTACCGATAGATTGTAAAACTCTTATAGGACTTTTACTAGGGCTACTAAAAATAATATTGTGTAGATTACGGATATTGATACCAGTGCTAAAGGTGCCGTAAGAAGCGATAATAATTGCGTTATCCGACTTCTCTGTAATGGCTCTAACTTGTTCTCGTTCATTTGCTTCTACTCCTCCATAGATGAAAAATACTTTACGGTCTCCTGCTTTCTCTTCGATTAACTTCTTTAGGATTTCGCCGTGTTTTTCAACATATTGAAATAGACAAAGTGAGTTGCCTCTTAATGATAAGCACAAATTCCGTATGTATTTATTCCTAGCAGTATTTGAAACAATATAATCCATTTCTTCCTGATATGTTTTATCTTTTAAAAAATGACGTGAAGTTTTATCATGTTGTAATACTAGACACATAATCTTTAATTCAGCTAGTTGTTTCTTTTCTTGTAATTCACTTGTAGATACAACTTTGTTAACTGTACCAAATAGACCCTCTAATACTAACTTATGTGTCTTAGTGCCATCAAGTGTACCTGTCAAACCTACTCTGTATTTACAAGTTTCTAGTTTAGTCATTATTTTTGATAGACTAACTGCCTTAAATAAGTGTGCTTCGTCACCTATGATCATGCCATACTGTTTAAACCATACTTTTGGCAACTTATAGATTGACTGCCATGTTGATATAATTACTCTTTTATTTGTGTCTTTATCATGTCCTTGATATATTCTATGTACGTTTCTGTCACTATTATAACCATAATCTTTAAAGTCTTTATATAACTGTTCTACTAGTGATGTTGTAGGTACTATTATTAATATCTTATCTTGTTTTGTATCTTTTAATCTTAATAAATTAAATATTAACATCAAATATATGATAAGTGATTTTCCTGAAGCAGTAGGTGAGACTAGTAAACAACGATTTTTTTCTATCGAGTGTTTAAATGCTTCTCTTTGATAATCTCTAACTTCATGTGGTAATTTAAGGGCTTTAATAAGATTGTCTAATTTACTTTCGTCTATAACAGTGTCTTTTATTTTTGTGCCATCAACTATCTGTATTTTATTTTCGTTACACCAATTTACTACATAAGGATATAAACCTGTGTATATTTGACCAGTGGCATATGAAAACAATCTAATTTTGCCGTCCCATACTCTACTTCTATATTGAGGCATAAATTTAAACCCAGGCACCTCAAATGTAAAGTATTCGCCCAACTCTCTTCTAATATCAGCATCCGCTTCTATTTTGAGATAGACTTCGTTTGTTTTATCTATTATTAAGTATCTTGTTGTAGTCATTTTCACTTTTATTTAAAAATTTATGTAAGTCATCATCCGTAAAAGAACCTTTGTCAGACCAAGTTTTCCACCTTGTGTCTAACATTAACAAAGGTCTAGTATCAAACTTATCTCTTTCCCAATTTTCAGCACCTTCTTCAACATAATGTAAAAATACTTGTGATTGATAACCACTTGGTAAAGGATCACGCCAATGTTTTAATTTATCACCTCTATAAACTAATAAATCACCTGGCTCTAAATTTATAGGAGTGCCTTCAAGGTGTATCGGCCAGACTTTCTCTGTGTAGCCTAAACACAATGTCATAGAATGTTTACAACTTGATCTATCTACATGTTCTTTCATAACAGCACCTGGTTCATATACACGATAATAAGAATAAGTAGGATGTAAAGTTTTACCTGTAAAATTAGACATGTCTTTTGTACTACTATAAAGTAAAGACTCAAATATAGGATCTGAATAGTGACAATAACTACCTACAACTTGTCCATCACCGAAAGGATACCCATACAAATATGGCGAATATGATTCTTTTTTTTCTTTCCATACATGTCTACAAACTTGTCTTTTTAACAATGTATGATTAAATAACAAATTTTTAGTTTGATCATTTAAATAATTTTTTACAACAACGTATCCTTCGTTATCATATTTTATTGAATATTCATGTTTCATCTAAATGGGGTTCCTATTATCCAATTTACAAGTGAATATCTTGTACCTTTAGTTACAGGCGTTACTTGATGATACATATAACTAGGAAATACTATCGCTGAGCCTTGTGGTCTTATTTCATTACATGTATGAAATCTCTCACCCTCACTATGAGGACCATAATCAAATTTTAAATCACCCCCAGCATATTCATCACCATCAACTAAATTTAACGTAAAACTTAACTTTCTAACTTTACCAACCATTTGTTTATTGTTAGTGTGTTGAAAACCATCACTTGATTTATAATCATGTTTAAACTTATAAGCTGAGTGTTTACATGAGCCACCATCATGGTGCCAACCATAAAATTGACCTGGATCATATTTTGTAAACTGTACAGATTCAAAGTAGTCATAATCATAATTCCAACCAGCGTTTTGATTTGCTTGACTTACTAAAGGTTGAATTATGTCATAAACCCATTGTTCATTTAAAAAACAAGTTGTACTATCTCTTACATAAGTCTTTGTACCTTGTGTCTCTTGTATTGTTTTGTCTGATTGAGCAACACCATCAGGCATTTTTTCTTTTGTATTACCACCTTTTGTAGTAGCAGCCGTAGATATGCCACTCAATTGTTGTCTTGCTAGTTTTTCTTTACCTAATTCTAATATACGATTACAGTTTTCTTTTGAGACAACAGACTTAAAGTGCCAGTAGTACCAATAGTTTGTCATTAGATAGCACCACTAGTAAACTTACGCCAGTCAATAGCATTTTTTATTGTAAATCCTCGATTTGATATACCTCTTATTGTTCTATCTAAAAAATCAATAACTGTTTCTAAATAATCTACTTTTTGTTTTGCTCTTTGTAAATCTATATCTGAATCTAAATATTTGTCTAAATCAGTTCTCATAATTTTTAAATCAAAAGGTTTTGTGGCGTATACTTCAGCAGGTGCTTTACCTGTATAGTATTCCCATTTTTCTCTTTTCATTGTTCTATAATCACTCTCTGATTTACTTAACATCAATTTAAACTTTGTTAAGTGTTTCATATATTTGTTATGTAACTGAGGAGTTTTTAATGATTCTAAATCTAGTTCAGTATCGTTTATTTTGAGGTCTTTTTCAGCCAAATCTTGTAGTTCTTCAAGTGTCATTATATCTCCATTATTTTTCTAGTAATATATATAACTCAGGTAAATATAAACAATCTATCTCTGAGTTTTCAAATGTTGTTACAGCGTCATCTAACGTTTCTACCATCGGTTCACCTGATAAGTTAAATGATGTATTTAATAAACAAGGTATATTTGTTATTTGTTTAAACTCTTTTATTAAGTCATAAAAAACAGTGTCTTGTTCTTTTTTTAAAGTTTGTATTCTACAAGTTCCATCAACATGTCTAATACCTTTTAAAGAATAATTTTTTGCTTTTACAGCATACATCATAAATGGCGACTCATCTAATACGTTCATGTCAAAATACTGTTTACAATCTTCATGTAATATTGTGCCAGCAAAAGGTCTGTAAGATTCTCTATTTTTAACTTTGTTTACAATGTCTTTTGCTTTTGAATTATTAGGATTAAACAATATACTTCTATTACCTAATGCTCTAGGACCTAACTCTGATCTAGCTTTAAACAAAGCAACTATCTTATTTTCTGATAATTTTTTTGCTACATCTTTATTTGTAACCTTTGTTTTTTTAAATCTACTAAAATCATATGTAGCAGGATAGTGATTTTTAAAACCATATTTTACTGTTGTTTGAGGTATAATAGGATCATCTGTTATACCCTCTAACATTCTCATTTCATGGTATAATAATTTAGCAGCCCCTATTGCCGTACCAGCGTCATGTGATACAGGCTCTATGTATAAGTTAATATCTTTAGGTAAACTTTGTCTTAATTTAAAATTAGCAACACAATTTAAAGCATAGCCACCTGATAAACAGATATTTTTTACTTTATGTTTATCTATTAAGTTATGTATCTTTTTAATCATTATATTTTCAGTAAGTGTTTGTACTGTTAATGCTAAATCAGCAGACGCCTGAAAATCATTCATTAATTGTGTTTTCTTAAACATAGGGTGATTTTGATTTAAACAACTCATTCTAACTAATCTAGGTTCTATAAAATAATTATGATCAAAAAAACTATCAAAGTCTTCTATAATATTTTTGCCATAAGAAGCAAGTGCCATAACTTTACCTGCGTCAAATAAAGGATTCATTCCAAAATGATCTGCTATAGCGGCGAAGTAATTGCCTAAACTTAGAGTATTTGTTTTACTATATGGTTCATCATAATCAAAAAATTCTTTTTCTAATTTGTTTATGTCATAAGGATGTTTACAATGAAAAGCAGAATACTTTTCTATACCTTCTTCCCAAAAAGATCCGTCACCATCAAATACAACAGATATTGCCTCTTTAAAACCAGAGTTATAAAAAGCACCAGCAGCATGTGTTAAATGATGAAACTGATCGTAAGTTCTATTAATAAATTTTTGATTTTTATACAATCTGTTAAAAAACATTTCATAATAATTGACACTTGTATATTTTTCAAAAGGTATTAATCTATCAAAACCAGCAATTGCCACACCATCTATATGTGGTGCTAAATCTTTAATTTGTAGTAAGTTTAAAAAAGGTGAGCCCTCGTATTTTTTACGATTTAATCTTTCTTCTTCGGTTGAATAAGTGATTTTGCCATCTTCTAAAATACAAGCATTTCCGTTGTGATGTCTATTTAATCCTATAATAATCATATAACCTCATTTTTTTTCATTGTAACACAAAACTTTAAAAATGTAAAGTTTGGTTAGCTTGTAGTCACACTTGTTCTACTGTTACCGACAGTAGCAAAGTCGTAAACCAAATAATTAAAATCAACAGTAGCAGTTAAATACTGAATATCACCTGCTTGTTGTGTAAATGATAATCCTGACAATTTAGTAGGATATATATCTCTAAATCTTACTTCTAATTGTGAATTATTTTTACTTGTTAAAGTCGTAAGAGTAGCGTCACTATAAGTACCACCTGCTTGAGCAGCCTTATATTTGACTTTACCTATCTCTGTACTTACACTTTGAGAAGAGTTAGGAAATCTATCATTGGCTGATTGAGCTAAATTTCTAAATTCTGAGTTGTCTCTTGGATAACCTAAACCAACTAACCAACCATGTATTTCTTGGTAGTTTTCAAAGTTCTCATCTACCATAAATGATAATGATAATGGATCGTATTGTAGATCATTACCAGGTATAGGTATCTGTTTAAGTGTAGTGTTTTGTGTCAATGAAGTTAATTCTATGCCAGGTAAATTAATATCTGTCACAAAAAACTCTACTTTAGGCAATTTAATTATACTAAACTTAAACTGCGTTGGTGACGCATAATCAAGTTTTGTTGGTTGTCTACTATAACTGTTTGTAGTTGTCATAATACTATTTAGTAGAGTTATTATCTACTTCTTTCCACTCTTTTTCAGTAGCTTGTTGTTCTAATTCTTTTTCTTTTGGAGTTAAAACAATTTCTTTTTGTTCTACTTTTTTAATCTTTTCTTCTAACTCTACTAGTGGATTCGGTTCTTTTTTACTTAAAATAAGAGTTACACTCAATAGTATAAGAACTGTTAAAAATATGTAGAGGTATTGTTTTAGTATTTTCTTCATATGTATATTTAGTGCATAAAAAAAGGGCGACTTTTTTAGGGACGCCCTTTTTAATTTTACTAAAAAGTAAAGATTACATTAAGTTTGTAACTTGTACTCTTCTGTAGTATCTGTTAGCGTTAGCATTACCAGAACCATTGATAACAGCATTGTCACCTGTACCAGCTTCAGCAAAAGGATTGGCTTGTAAACCATATCTTGTTTTGAAACCGATTTTAGGTTGGAATGTGTCTTGTCCAACGGCTCTAACCATTTGTAGTGGTACATATGGGCAGTAGAATAAACCACTGTCATACGGTGAAGTACCTTTGTAACCAACCACAAAATATTGCTTACCAGTTTGGTTAGCAGCATATGGGTCAATGTATACTTTGTATCTACCGTTTAATACACCAGCAAAAGTATTGCCTGTGTCGTCAACGTTTAGGTTATTGTTTAATGCAGGAGCATAGTCTAGTACACCTGCCATTTGTAAAGCAGACGCAACGTCTGAAGA